TCGTCTGAACCATACCGTCGGGGTCGTTCATGGATAATCCTTCCTTGTTGGATAATCCGACACTACATGACGGGTCTGTCAGAGATGAGCATTGCCCGTCTCTGATTTTCCGATGTGCCTCCCCAAATGCCCGGCAAGGTACGCGCTTCAAACTGGAGCGCATAGTTAAGACAGTCCGCGATGACAGGACACTCTTGACATACTGCGACGGCCTGACGCAGGTCATGCCATGCGTTCGGGCCTTGCTCAGGGAAGAACCAGTCAACGGGCAGATCGCGACAAGCTGCGTCAAGTTGCCAGTCTGGGCGACTCAGCATGGCAAGCTCCAAGGTGTCCAGCCACACTTACCCTGTTCTTCGCGACTATTCCACAGCAAGTAAGCAAAACGAAGATTCGAGGACGGTACAGCCATGTCGTCTAATGTCCAGCCCATCTCGGACAGCCATTCTTCGTGAATCTGGTTGATCTGAGTCAAGCCGTAATCGTGACCATTAAACCATTCAGAGTCCGCTGAAATAGCGATACAGCGCGACTCCTTCCACATGACCTGACCAAGCCTCTGCAAGATGTGAGTCTCGTTGGGCCAGCCCATCTCTACGGCAAGCGGAAGCCATTCTTGGCACTTGGTGTCAGGATCAATCTGGGCGAGCTGTACGAGCGTTGTAGTGGTCTCTACGGGCTCGTCGTAGATGCTCGCGTTCTCTTCTGCCATCTGCTGGATGATCGCGGCTTCACGGTCTGCTTCTTGCTCTTGTGTCAACGGAACGATCTGCACAGTCTGAGGGACTCGGACAGTTGGCTCTGGTGGCGACTCACCTCCCGATCCGAAGATGATCACAAGACTTAAATAGCCTGCTGCGCTTAACGCTAAAAACTTGAATGGATTCATTAGTGCCTCCAGTGTCGGGGCTCAGCTGGTGCTGTGCTCTCTTGGCAGGGTCATTCGACCCAATCTGGCAAGAGATGTCAAGTCATTGGGAGAAGATGCGTGTGAACGCTTCTTCAACAAGCTTCGGATTATCTGCGAAAAGTGGTGAGATCTCGACATGAGTCCAGCCAGCTCCGGGCGTTCCGCCGTTGCGTGTGGCAGTCCAAGCCTTCCAAGCGTCGCGGTCGCATCGGTAACCTGCGCCCCATTTTGTGAGGCCAGTTAACGGGCATCCAGTGCCGTCGTACGCGTGGATCTCTTCAATGTTCAGATCGTCGCGATGTTCAAACAAGAACTCGACAAGAGCCTTGCGTTGTTCTTTCGTTCCTTTGAGATCTACTGCTCGCCACGAGGCATGGACGGACAGCTGCGGGCCTGAACGCATTGGTCGGTTGGCGTAGATGCCAATGTTCTTTACACCGAACAAATACTCAACGAACTCGACAAACCGTTTTGTGCCGGCGCGTGGTGTGGGGTGGTTGCCTTCTTTGCTTCCTGTGTACGGTCTAGCTGTCATGTTCTTTGTCCTTGTCTTTGAGGCCGTTAGAGGCGAGTAGTCCTGTTAGTGCTCCTGCGAGTACGAGTAGGACGCTGGATAGCACTTCCCATCCTTTGGAGTCGTTTGGTGAGACTTCGAGTGGTTGTACGACGAAGGTGAGTGAGTAAAGGATCATTCCGACGGACATCAGGAATGTGAGTGAAAGTGCAATTCCGACCATTAGGACAAGTCGTGCTTTGATTTCAGAGTTGGTGTATTTCTTCACGGTGTGGTTGCTCCAATTGTGGTGTCACATCTGGGGGCTTCGGGTTTGGTTGTGCAGTCGCCTCGAGTGCGGTCGCTACAGCTGGTGATTACCAGCATGAGTGCGATGGCGAGTCCTGCGACGACGGCAAGAGTTTTCATGGTGTATCGGGGAAGTCGGCTTCGGGGCCTGCTGTCCATGTGGCTGGGAAGTCTCGTAGGGCTTGGCGGTATGTCGCCCATGCTTCACGGTCTACGGTTGCGTCTGGTAGTTGTGTCCAGTCCGATTCTTTAAGTAGGCGGTCACGATGGTTGCGCATACGCTCAAGCCACCATTCAACAGGTACTTCATCAGGGTCAAGGTTTGAAGATAAATCCATTTTTGTTATGCCGCCTCGTATAGAAATTGGTAAGAAATAAAGTCTGTATTAGCCCATGCAAACGGGTTTGTAGCACTGACTAGACCACCAGGATTACCAAAAAACATGTAAGCCGTAGTGGAGGTCAATTTCCATAAAGTGCCAAAATAATTTGCATTAGCCGAAACATCGCTAATCCACCAAGAACCGATAATTTCTTGAACGCCTGAGCCTGTTATTGGAAGATTGACAGTATAAAAGCCTGCACCAGCATTTGTGCCCGCAGTACCAAAACTAATTTTTGCTTGACCATAAATAAGTTTGTTAACTCGACCATATTTGCCAGTGCTAGACGAACCAGTGCCTAGGGTCGGGTTTGTAGTTGAAGCGGTAAGTACTGGTGTCCAATTTTCCCAAGCGGCCCCAATGGTGTTAAGCGTCGCCGCAGTCAACACCTGCCCGCTAGTTGTCCCTGCTGTCCACTGTGTAGCCATAATGTTTCTCCTTTACCAGCCCAAACGGCTGGTATCTAAAATACCTAAAGAAGTGTTGTCAAGAATAAAAAACTGGTAATAAGTCGCTGGCGACAAATATAAAACCCATTCAGTCTGCTCAGGGGTCATGTTCACACTGTAACCCTCTAAGGCAACTAATTCAGTCGTGTCAGACCCAGCACCCGGTACACGGTACGCTAAATTAAATAAAATTTCGTCACGCAAAATCATAAACAATGTGTAGGCCGTGTCATTTTGTGCTCGATCAGAAAACCTTATTTCAAAGCGTAAATCTGTCGGATCAGAAAAAGTGTTAACAATCCATTCAGCGTTACCTTGCGCCTGTGTCGTGTTGAGGTCAACAGTTGACGACGAATAAAAAGTTGCGCCATAGGTTGAAACAGAGCTGGCGTTACTGGCTGTTTGGTTTGCTAACCCATTAGGAGAAATAGTTGCCGTATTGATAAAAGATAACCCGTTTTGAATTCGGGCAAATTCTTGATACCCAATAACGCTTGACGAAGAAGTACGACCAAACGAAACAGGAGTTGTGGCTTCAAATTGTTTTCTGCCATAAAAGTTAATGCGTCCTGCGGCACTGTCACGGTTTGTTCTTAAAATGCCACGCTCAGTTGCGTTTAAAATGTTCAACTGGTTTAAAACTGTGCCTGTGTAAGTTTGTGCTGAAGCCGTTGACTGCGTTTGCAGATTGCTTATTTTTACATTTGATGGCAACGGGCCACCTGAAAGCGAAGTAAATTGAGTCGCCTGCAATCCTGTGGTTTGTTGTGTCAACGACAAGGCATTTGCTTGAACACGACCAGCCCGACCAAGTGCATCAACACAAACAAGAGTTGCTGTTGATAAACCAACGTTGCCGGGGTGATCAGCAAAAGTTATTTCTTGAACTGCGTAAACATTTCCTGGGTCACTGCCGTAGGTGGCGTCTGTTCTGTCAGTGTCTAACAAAATTAAAGTATTAAAACTAAAATTTGTGACGAAGTTTGCAGAGTTGTTAATCGTAATTGTTAAAGTGCCTGCGCCGTAATCATCTAAATATTTTGTACGACCGTACGACATTGAAGCACTAAGAATTTGCGAAGTAAATTCTGTACCTTTAGAAAACCCTGCAGGGTTGTAATAAAACTTCCAATTGGTAACAGCCATCACATAGCCCTGGTGTTTACGGGCACTGGGCCTGACTGGCGCACATACTGCTGGAGTGCTCTGACGATACTGTTCGGGTCGCCACCGTTGACATTGATTGTGATGTTTGCTCCGCCACCGCCACCGAAGCCCATACTGCCCAACTTTGACAACGGGATCACGGCTTCGGGTTCGTTGCCTTCGCCAATCATTGCCAATGTCGCCTGAGTGACAATGCCCCCGTCTTTTAATTCAGGTATGTCTGGCACATTAAAGCCTTTGCCACCAATGCCCGGAACCCAGCTCGGCACAGTGAACGAGAGTGAGCCGATGGTGTTGTTCCACAGTTTCGCGATCGCGTTGAAAGCTGCTTTGAACGGTGTTGTGATGACATTGGCGACGAAGCCCATTGCGGCTTTGATGCCGTTGTAAATGATGCTGAAAACATTGATGATCTGATCTTTGAATGTGGTGATCGCGAGGATCGCCAATCCGAACGGGCCTGTCAGGATTGCGAGAATGAGCTTCCAGTTGTTAGTTACCCAGTCGATGACTCCTTTGATGAAGCCGATGATCTGATCCTTGAATGTGACCACGAACGCCAAAGCGAGACCGAACGGGCCTGTCAAGATCACGAGCAAGAGCTGCCAGTTATCTTTGACCCAGTCGAACACAGTTTTGATCGCGGCCCATACTGCAGCGAACGCGTCACCGACGACTCGAATGACACCGTCAAAAAGCCCGAACTCTTTCTGCAGGATGACCAGAACGGCGATGATTGCGACGACTGCTGCAACGATCAGGAAGATTGGGTTGAGGGCCATGACAGCATTGAAAGCGGCTTGGATGGCTGTGAAGGCTTTTGTGGTTGCTGTCCAGATTGTCATTGCTGTGTTGACTGCGATGATCGCTGCAGCGATTCCAGCGATGATTGCGCCGAGAGTGACGACAAGCTTTTGGTTTTTTTGAATCCATGCAGCGAACGCGAGGAACTTCGGGAGGAGTTTGTCGGCGAGTGGTACGACAGCTGCGCCGATGGACTCTTTAAGTTCGCCCATCTGGATTCCAAGGTTCTTCATTTTTCCTTGGGTCGTGTTCGCTGCAGTGGAGGCTTGATCTTCAAATGTGCCAGCAAGACGACCGAAAATCTCGTCAGCGTCTCCGCCCTCTTCAATGAGAGAAGCCAGTGCTGGGTCTAGTTTTTTGAGTGCTGTGAAGTTGCCGTTGTAAGCCTTTGACAGTGTGTCGGCAACAGTTCCAAGATCCTTGCCAGTACCGGCAGAGATATCCAAGGCGAGACCGAGCAAGTCTTGGGCTTGAGCGACATCACCAGTGCCTCGAACTAGCGAGTCAAGAGCTGGGCGAAGTTCATCGTCTGCGACAGCTGCAGCGACCGAAGTCTTGGTGATGAAATCCTCAACTGCTGACACTTGGTCATCAGTTGCGTAGGTGACATTCTTGAGTGTCGTGCCGAGTTTTTGTGCTGCAGCGTCATCTTCGGCGAAGGCTTTGACAGCATCAAATGCGACAGTGCCGATCGCTGCAAGAGCGAGGCCTGCAGGGACTGCAGCCTTCTTGATGGCGAACGCTGCCTTCTCGCCTTTGGTCTCAAGCTTCTTAAAGTCGGCGATCGCTTTGTCAATGCCAGCAGGATTCCACTCAGAAATGATTGGGAGGTTAATAGCCATTACTTGAACTCCTTCTGTGCGTCAAGCATGAACTGCTGGATGATCGGCTGTAACGCTCTTTCAGCGTCGCCAGCCATTGACTCAACATCTTTCCACATGTAACGCGAAGGTGAACCGATACGGTCAAGCGCGCTCGCGAAATTGGGTCGGCGATACTTCGGTTCTCGGCGCGACTTTGTTCCGCCAGCCTTGCCAGCCATGTCTGTGATCGCGACAGGTGCGCCCTTAGTGACCACACGAACAACTGCGATCTGTTCAGCTCCTGCAGTGACAGATCCTTTGCGAGGCTTGCGAGTGTTCAAAGAGATCTGAACCTTCTTGACACCAGACCAACCTGTGCGACCGTTGTGAGCCATACCGCTCAAAGGTGGCGACTGGGGGACTCGAGCATTGATCGCATCTACAAGAGGCTTCGCAGCTTCTTTCGTGTCCTTCAATAATGTCCGACGCATCGCAGGGTTTAGTTTCTGCATCTTCTTTAGTGCGTCTTGCAGACCGTAAGTATCAAGTCTCACATCTGCTGCCATTATTGTTTTCGTCTCTGCTCGTTGATGATCTGAACGCAAGTCGCCAGATCGTCTTGTTCGAATGTTATGTGCGGAGGCCAGAACCCAGTCGCGACAAGCAGTTCTGCTAGTTGCTTCCGGTGGCCTCCTGCGTAGGGACTGCAGTCGCAGTCTCCACGACTTCAAGATCTTCAAGCTTCTTGATGAACTCATCAAACGAGATCGGTACAGGATGGCCTTGTTGCTTACTGGCTTCGTAAGCCATGTATGCAAGATCTTCCATACCGATTCCGTTCGACAAGTCTGAAGCTCGTCGTTTCATTTTGCGTTCCCACGAAACAATCACGAAAAGGTTCGTGATCACTTCGTAGGTTTCGCCTTCGTACAGTTTTACTCTGAGAGTGAGTTTCATGGGTTCTCCTTAGTCGGGATCGGATTACTAGATCAGGGGTTCGTTACATCGCGGACGAATGATCCGCCCATGAACACGGCCTCAACAACCGACAGCTCGCCAACAGTCGCCGAGATCGGTGTCACGGTTTCCAAGTAGCAACCAGTCAAGGTGTACTCAGGATTCGATGCTGATTCGGTTGCGCCGGCTGGGCTGATGACGATTGTGGATTCAACACCGAACAGGCTGTTCAGCATTGTTTCAACTTCGGTCGCGCCGTAGCTCTGGAACAGGGTGAGGGTGAGCTCATTGTTGAACAGGCCTGCGGTGAATGTGCGTGAGGTCTGACCGAAGGCTGTGTTCTCGAGTGCCTCAGCCGTGAGGGTCAAGGTCGCTGCACTGCAGTGATCGGTCAAGGTCATCGCTGATGGTGCGGTGACGGTGACAGTGGGATTGCTGAGGTATGTGACAGTTGCGGGCATGATGTGTTTCTTTCTATGTGCGGCTTGTGCCGATTCTAATGGTGAGGTCGTATGCAGGAATGTCTTGTGAGCCGATCTGGGCGACTGTGGGCCGACCTGATACGACTGCGAGTGAAGAGTTCATGAGCGTGTCACAGACTCCGAGTATGTAGTTCGTAGCGTCCTGGTTGCCGGGTGGCGCACCCAACACTCGGAGATCAATCGTGATGTCCGCTGTGTTGTTATTGAACGATGTGAATGTAGGAAGCTCAATGAACACCACCAGAGGGCGAGCGTTGCGTG